CTCACACTATAGCAAAAGCCTCAACAAATGCTATCAGGTTGCAAAACTGCGACACAAAACACCAAACAGGTAAAAAAGGTACCTATCTTTAGAATGGAAACCAACCTAGACTCACGTTTTAAACTAGGCCTGTTTGGATACAACAAAAAGATCCATGACAAACACACATTTTTATTTTTAAGAATAAAGGTCCCAACTTCCCAAGAAGGTTCCACTACTGCTAGCTCACACTCTGGAGAGTCCAAAACAACCACAGCCCCAACTGTGATTGCCGATCATACCAGCACTTGCATGCAAAGTTAAACTCTAGCAATATTTCGATTTTCTGATGTGTTTCCATACGATGGTACGCATCAAATGCCAACCACCGAACCTCCTACTTTTTTGTCAAAGCTGACAAAAATTTAGCGGCAAGAGACGGATCAACGTGAATTGACCGCGTCAGCGGATGTTCAACAAGCTCCGGCGAATCAGGCTCAACGACCTTACGCTCAGCAGCAACTTCAGTCCGAAGTTTCACGTCATCATCATCAAGCTTCCACTGCACAGCATTTGAAGCCGCACTTGTAGAAGAACTGTTCTCATGATACTTCAACGCGTCGGATTTTGGCCAACGATCTCTTGAAAGCACATTAACCTTGATGATTCTCTCCTTCGATTCAGTTTCTGACGACCAATTCAACTCAGGAAATCGCCTACGATATTTAATCTCATAATACTGAAGATCATCATACGTAAGGCCATCAATAGTGACAATGGGAGGATTATTCATCCCATTCGTCATTGTCAACTTATAACGGCTTTTCAACTTCCTTGTCAACTCTTTATTGACGTCAGAATTGAGGACTTTCTTTTCCTCATCTTCATCATCTGAATCCATTCCATCTGTCAATGCTAAATCCTGAGAAACATTTTGGTTTCCAACAGGAAAATACATACAGATTGGTGAAGCTGCAAACTCTGGCAACCTTAACACCATATGATGAATCTGATACACATTGAAACTACTAGCACCAGTAAGAGAAGGCTGAATTTGAATTTTTGCCTTATTGCCTGTTTGACCAGTTATCTGAGTTATTCTCACAATACAAACTGTAACAGCACCAGCAGTGGCTGCCGCGTTTGTCGTATTTGTGAGAGTTGTAAACTCAGGACCAAAACCAGTATTAGAGCCTACATCATACAAGGTGACATTCGTAGAAGAATAAACTGCACCATTAACTTGTATGTTGGTACTACTAACTGTATTAGTGGTCTGGTTGCTAATGTTCCAATTATAATAAAAGAGATAAGTGCCGACTGGAAGCAAATAATATGATGTTGCTCCAGTGACGGGATAATAATAGTTTGGATTGTATGCGTATTCGGTGGCTGTAGAAGCATTGGTAAAAGTCCCCTTAATCATGTTAACAACCGGATCAAATGGTGTCGCACTTGCTATAGTAAGCAAAGGACTAACCAACGATCCCGCTTTAGCTTGAAGAACTAAATAACCAATATCTGAGTTTTGTGGTTCACTA